ATTACCTTTTTACGGGTAGACGCATAAGGCAGAAATCTAGGGCTTTTCCTGCCCTCAGCCTTATAAGCATTCCTGACTGCAGACAAAGTGGTTTCATAGTATTGCCTACTATAAAGACACATCTCTCTACAAGCAGCATCTGCTCGAACTTGACGTGCCTCAAAGTCTGACATTCCTGGTATCGGACGCCATTTCACCAACATATCATTTATAGCTACTTTACGCAGCCGACCAAAAACTAACGAATCCTGTTCGTAAAAAGAACGACCTAAAAATACCACCTCGGAAGGAGGGATAAAATCAGGTACCTCTTTATCTTTATCAGGACCCGTATATTTTACACCAAAGTGAGTCATAAAACCTTCAGAAATTACTTTCATATTATAAGTATCTTTCACAGCTTCAGAAACACTACCGACTGAATCATCACCATGAGTTAAAAGACTAACTTCCTTCTCAAAAATAAAGAAACCTACACCATCAGAAGTATGGACAACTACAAAAACGTACTTATGCATTGCCCAGACCTCAAAACTATTGTATAAAGTGGTTAAAACATGACCAGAAGAATGGCCACGAAAGCACTCATATACAAATCCTTCACTAATAAAACAATAACCATTCAATCCTTTCAAAAAATTTGAACGAACTTCTTGACTATCATCATCATAACACCAATTAGCCCATTTTTCAAAGCTCAATTGGATAGGTTGTCCTGAAGTTGCTTCTTGCTTACTAATATCACCAGCAAGAATATGATCACGAGACAAAGTTCTGTCCTTTATGATCTTCCAGTCCATCGAAACCGGGTCAACTCCTAACACACAAACCGCAGATGCAGGATGCAAAACAATCTCATTAACCAAGTGACCCATCAACATCCTCAAACAGATGTTGTAGGCCAAATCATGGCCATTAATTATCCTACACTGAGGTTTATCACAATGCACTTTTTCAGCATCCAACAATTCATCCTTGGCAAATTGAGCACATAAAGGAGTAACAACATTCTCATTAGCTAATTCAAAATACTCCTCTACCCTCTTCTTTAACGAGGATGAGAAAGTCTTCTGATCAAAATCAACCAGTTCCTTTTTCTCATCGACAAAATGAAAACCAACATACTTAGAATGAGTAGCAAAAGAAGGAATATCCAATTCAGGAACCCCAAAAAGAGCTTCCTCAAAACTAAGTTTCCTCAATCTTTTAGTAGTTTGGAAAAACCCTTTAAAAAAATCAGGTTCTTCCATAATGGAATTGGACATCATCTTAGTCGGTCCAAAATTCATAGTCAGTTCATTCCTATTTCTCTTCGCTTCCAAAGACAAGTTCGGAAGAACTTTACTGTCCTGAAAGACAGTATCACTGTCTCTAAAACAATTCCGATAAGCGGAATTCGTCGGTGAACCAGAAGTCTTACCTTCCCATTTTCCCAAGCATTTGGCTCCAGGTATAAGAAGACCTGGTTGTTCAATATCTATTTTATCTTCAACGTCTGGAGGAAGAGATTGAAAATTGGCATGATTGGGATTGTCTTCTGCAAAAATGGGGACCACTATGGAGTCATTCCCTATTCTTGCAGAATGTATCCCAATCAAAGGTTTATCTACTCCTTCCGGAGCCTGGTAAGGAAAACCGCAAAAACCTGGTTCTCCCTTACCATCATTGATAATATAATAATCAAAACCTCTGGCTATATAGGGTTCTTTCCCTTCCACTCTTATTCTCATACTCAATACTGAGTTGACAACAAGATTGGCAAAGAAAGGACCTTCATACGCCATCAAGCTCTTCCCATCCACTATTCCTCGCAAAATACGATGAACAACTTCAATCTTCCTGGGCAAGGAATTCATACTTTGCAGCATACCCCATAGAGAACCTATGGAACACAGTGCCGGTTTCTTAAAAGAAACACAACCCAAATCTCTATTCGATTTCTCAATAATACTAAACTGAGAAACATTTGCTTCTAAACAGGATTTTATCCCTGCTGTTGGCAAATCCGGATAGATTTTCAATTGCACTAAATTCAAACCAGCTTGCTTATACACTGCATAGGCATGCCATGTAAAAAACAAGGTACGATCATCCATAAACAAACCATTCACATAGCTCACATCTCCATTGTCAAAAACAAATGCTAAAACATAGCAATTTCGAACAACGGCGAGTGTACGCCCATGTTTAGCAACTGGACTAACAATCTTTCCTGGAGCTTGAAACTCTCCTCGGGTATCAATACCTTCCTTCGCCAATCTCTGCTGAACTTTAACGTTCCGAGACTGAGAAGTTTTCTCAACTTCCTTTACAGAATCATGTTTATTTGGTGTTTGAAAAATTGCCGGTACTTCAAGTCCCATCATCGATATTATACCGACAATTGCACCTGCCAACACTGTTCCAAATCCTGCTAACAAACCATAATCTAAAGCACTAAAAGAATGGCCTAGATACACTCTAGACCAAACTCGATGCTTCAAAAAAGGAGGCAACGAATTTATTGGGTATGAAACATAATTTTCAATCTCTGTGATACTCAAAGTACCATACGGACATGTCGTTGAGAAACCTCCATTACCATTTACATAAAATATTGTAGACACACTTCGTTGCTTCTGAAGCAATTTCAAAGTGTAGTCCCACAAAGCTAAATGAAGATTTCTCCCAAACTTGATACTCGCCAAAGAAATAAATTCATTAGCTGTTACCTCGCACGAATCATGCAAGGGAACTTCCATAACACGTGGATCAAACAAATCATCCTTCACATTACCCCATATACTGGTGTGACATTTAGGAAGATATATATCCGATTCACGCGACGCTTCCGGCCTTAACTCAGAAGGAACTCTGACCGTGACTTCCGTCACGTCAGTCCCCAAATTAAAACCTAATTTGAAATCATGCGCTTTAGGCGCAACAGTCCAAAAACCCTCTTTCTCTTCTGCTCTTCTCGGAACAGAAAAAAGAGTTTCCCACATCTGAAATTCTCCGTGATCTCTCATAGAACTCGAAAAATCACTCAAATCCAACTTGTCAGCAAAATCTCTGACTTTTTGGTCACGACACAACTTTTTACACACTGCATCCACAACTTGAGTTATATTGACTGTCCCACTTAAAGAACAATCTACTTTATACTTCCCAAATTGCGGAATCACTGAAAACTTCCACGCTTTCTCGACATCATTCAATGTTAACATCTTGTCATCATCTGGCAATCTATTATTAATCTTGACATCCAAAGGAAAAGTCATTCTCCTATACAAAGCATCTACATTAGCCATTTTTAAATCATCAAAACGCACAACATTTGTAGTACAAAAAATAACTCGCGAGGTAAAACAAACTTTACCTTTGCTATCAACATCAGCCATATCCAGCGGCGCTGGAGCTACATTAACTAGGGTAATCAATTCACTAATATTAGTAGCTAAGCTCGTCGAATCTGTGAGCTGACCCCAATCATCAAAACAAAAGAAAGGTTGATGTTTATAACCATTAAAATACTGAG